GAAAGTCACGTGTGACTCGTCAATATTTGTTTCGTTGCGTATCACAGCAGTCATGGCATCGTCCAACTGTTGCATGTTTTTGAATTCCATCATGATGTGGAACTCTGGTAAATCCATTGATCTAAATCCTAACTTCATTCGCATGATGCGATAGGATTCCATTTTGCCCAGTGCAACCATTTGGTCAAGAAACACACTCATTTTTTTTACAAATGTGTAAGCATCAGTGTCTTCAGTGTGATTGGCAAATATGTGATAAATGTCCATGAGTAAATATATGTATATATAATTCAAATGGACAATCTAAAAAAAGATTTCAATGTATGGTGCAAGTGGGATCCACTTAAAAAAGTTGTTATTGGCAGTTGTGTGCATCCAGAATATTTTGACCATGTAGCAAATCTTGAGATCAAAGAAAAACTGCAACAAATTACAATTGAAACACAAGAAGATTTAGATAACATATCTGATGTGTGCAAAAAATTAGGTGTAGAAGTTGTTAGAGCCAATCGGCAAAACAAACATCTCCCCAAATATCTTGATCCGTCAGTAAAGACAAAAGGCACCATTGCTCCATTGCTTTTGCCTCGTGATCAATTGGTTGTTATTGGTAACGATTTGATATCAGCTGATCGATGGACAATGTTGAACAATCTTTTTATTGACATCACTGACCAATTGAACAAAAGAGACACGCCATGGTATGACTTGAACGTGAAACATAAAATAGAATGCTTTTACCCTAATAGTTGGACACTGGTTGGGAAAGATCTTTTTATTGATGTACGACAACCAAATAAAAATTTCGATGGTTTGCAGGAAGTCCTATCTGCTGACATAATCGAAAAATGGGCTGACAAGTGGTTTCCGCAAATTGATCTGCATTGGTGTGACATTGGTGGCCACAATGATGGTTGTTTCCATACATTGAAGCCTGGAGTGATTATGTCTTTGGAAGAAATTATGACATATGAAAAAACATTTCCTGGATGGGAAGTACTGTATTTGCCTGATCAGGAATGGTCCAAAGTGCCTGGGTTTGCTGAGATGAAAAACAAAACGCAAGGAAGGTATTGGTTGCCTGGTGATGAAAAAAATGACGAACTTATTGATTTCATCAACACATGGCTTGATGATTGGCTAGGGTATGTTGAGGAAACTGTGTTTGATGTGAACTGTTTAATGATCAATGAATCAACGGTAATAGTGTCTAGTTACAACAAAACAGTGTTTGATTTTTTCAAAAAACATAAAATTGAACCAATCATATGCCCTTTACGGCACAAATATTTCTTTGATGGTGGCATACATTGTGTTAGTCTTGATTTGTACAGAGAAGGTGAGTGTCAATCATACATTGACTACAAATAACAATCATGTTATTATAGTGACATGAAGATTTGGTATGAACATCCCTATGGTAGACTAGACAAATATGACATACAGCTGTGCAAAGTATATGCAGATGTAGAGCCTGAAGAAGGTGAACTGGCTCTGTCACAAGGATTCATTGACCTAGACTCCAAGTGGCAACAAATGAGATCCACTAGGATCAACATTGATGAATATGTCAAGCAACAACCTAAGTACAAACAACGCAAGGGTGTGTCAGTGGAAAAATGGAAAGGCTCGTTTGCACAAAAACATGTGGAGCTTTTGGAACCCATCTACGATCAATACATTGCACACAACAACTTTACATCTCGTTTTCCTTTCAACAGTTATGAACTCAAAGACTCTGAAGTGGTTTGGTGCTACTACTATGAAAACCAATTGTGTGCTTGGTCCATATGGAGCAAGTATGGCAAAAGCATAGACAACTGGCAGTTTGCATGGGACTACAAACAACCAAGTTTACATCTTGGCAAATTCAGCATGTACAATGAGATACATGAAGCACGCAAAAAAGAATACAAATGGTTTTATCTTGGCGGCGGTTATGACAACAGTTGCAAATGGAAGGCAAATATTCCTGGCTTTGAATGGTGGACAGGCAAAAAATGGAGCAAAGATACCACAGAATATTTGATGCACATCAAAGCTGATTTATTTGTAGAAGATTTAGAAGATCTTGAAAATGTATACTCAAGCATATATGGCCTCAACAAACCAAACTCTAGGTAAATCTCCAGGCAACCACATCATCTAAGTTTTCTTCACTCCAGCGGTGATAGTATTTTGTCTTTTGCAAATTTTCACTGAATTTGTTCAATCTTGCCAGTCTTTGAACAACCACCAGCACAAGTTCGCCATGATTCATTTTGACACCGTCGATGTGTTCTTCACTGCGAGGATGATCTTCAAGTGCAACCACATCAAGATGCTTGTATCTTTTGTTGAGTGTGACAGTTTTTTCTGACAACAATCCAGTGCTGATGTCTGTGTTGGTGCTGGCTAAAATTATGGCCTCCCATTGATCATCCCATGTGGTCATGGTACGCATGCATGCCTCCCAAATTGCAGTATGACATTCAACAATTTTTACTTTGTTTTGCAATCTAAACTGGCGGGCATATGGACAGGGCGGCATGTTGCCAAATGAAGGATGCGGCACTTCAACAAATGTTTCCATCCATTTCACAATGGAGTCAACAATCTCTGGTGAGGCTTGATGCATACAGTATATACTTAACATGACTTGGCATTATCAAGGCACAGCAGTGACAGAGATTCCTGAAGGATATGTGGGATTTGTTTATGAAATCACCAACAATCAAACAGGCAGAAAATACATTGGTAAAAAACTTGTTGAATTCAAAAAGTCACGTCCTCCTCTCAAAGGCAGGAAAAATAGACGCAGATACAAAGTGGAATCAGATTGGCGTGAATACTATGGATCGTCAGATGCTCTCACAGAAGACATTGACCAACTGGGTCAGGACAATTTTACTAGAGAAATACTTTTTTACTGCAAGAACAAAGCAGAACTATCCTACATTGAAGCCAGAGAACAGTTTGCAAGAAAAGTGCTTGAATCAGATGATTATTACAATGGCCATATTCGTGTGAGAGTGCATGGCAACATGTTCAAAAAAAGATAATTAATTGTGTCATAACCCAGTGCCTTTGGCACAGTTCATAGACATACATTTCGAAATAGTTTAAAATTCTAATATGGAACTTGTAATATTGTTGGCAGGTATTTTGTATGGCTTGATCATCGGCCTTATACCCGCCGCAGGAGCAACAACTGGACTCATCGCACTTTTTGGATTCATGCCTTATTTTGTAGGAGACCCCTACCTTGGTGTGATATTTTGTGTGGCAGTGGTTGCTTCATCAACAACTGGTGATTCGTTTAGTGGTGTGCTGTTGGGCATCCCAGGAGCCAATTCTGCGGCTGCTACCATGGTGGACGGATTCCCAATGGCAAAAAATGGACAAGCCACCAGGGCACTATCAGCTGCTATCACATCCTCAACCTGCAATGGTTTGTTTTGGGGATCTCTTACATTTTTATTGTTGCCATGGTACACCAAAGTTGTGATGTACATGGGCATACCAGAATTATGGGCATTGGTGCTGTTGGCATTTGTGACTGTTGGATTTGTATCAACCAGCAAATGGATAAGAAGTTTGTTAGCCATTGTGACAGGTGTGGTGATTGGATTAGTTGGAGTTGATGCTAATGCTATTCCTAGGTTTACCTTAGGATGGCGTTATCTGGAAGATGGTGTGCAGATACTGCCTTTTGTGGCAGGACTATTTGCCATACCTGAACTGTGGAGTGGTTGGTTCAGCCGGAACAAAACCACCAGCATTAAGGCAAGTCATGGCAGTTGGCAAGATCTTGTGCATGGTGTCAAAGATACTGTGCAATGTTGGAAAGACAGCTTTAGAGGAGGCGCTATTGGATCTGTAATTGGATTGTTGCCAGGCCTTGGAGGAGCCATGGCAGATTGGTTGGCATATGGAGCCACAGTGGCAGCTAATCCCAAAGAAAAGTTTGGCGAAGGTAATGTGCGTGGAGTGGTGGGTGCAGAAGGCGCCAACAATGCACAGAAGGCATCTTCATTTATTCCTACTGTGTTGTTTGGCATACCGGGTGCTCCATTTGCCGCAATATTAATGGGATTGTTTTTGTATCTTGGCATTGATCTTGGATCGCCTGATACATTTTATGATGACAAATTATTTGACAGTATGTCATTTGCATTTCTTGTGGGAACTGTGATCACTGCTGTCATTTGTTATGGACTGGCATATTTTGCAGGATGGGTATCACGCATTCCTTATGTGTATTACTTTCCTTTTGTGCTTGCTGTTATTGTATGGGCAACCTTGCAATACACAGGGGGATGGGAAGATCTTGCAGTTTTGTTTGCATTTTCAGTTTTAGGATTGGCATGCAAAAAATATCAAGTCAGTAGGCCAGCACTACTGATAGGATTTTTGTTGAGTGATAGGATTTATAGCCTCACATATCAATTAACAACTCTCCACACGGTAAATGATCTGATCACCAGACCAATATTTTTGGTCATAATGATGTGTGTCATGTTTTTACTGTATTGGGGAATAACAAAAAGGAGTAGACTAGACTATGCTTAAAAAAACAATAATGGCATTGTTGTTGATGACAACAACTGCTTTGGCAGATTACAATTTGATCGTGCCACAAAAACCATCAGGTGGTACATCTGTATGGGCACAGATAGTTGTGCAAGAATGGGAAAAACATCTTGGTGAAAAAATTAATTTAATTTACAAGCCAGGAGCAAGGGACCAGTTGGGGCCTAATGAATTTCAAAACGAGTTGAGATTCGATAACAAAACAATTTTAGTGTCACATGGTGGCAACGGAATATCATATCTCACCGAACCAGTAGACTACAATTATTTTGATTGGGAATCAATTGGACACATGAATCTCAACATCATTGTGGGTGCAAGAAACAAAGCGGATACAGAAAATGGTCCAATTCAATTTTCGTCAGGATCTGGAATGACTCCAGAAGTGATGGCCATTGTAATGTTACTTGCAGGCCCAGACGGTGATCCAGTAAAAACTTTTGAAGAAAAAATTGTTTGGGTCAAAGGCATGAAAGGATCTGAAAGGAGACTAGCATTCATTAGAGGAGATCTTAATGCAACCAGAGAAAATCCAGCGGCATACAAAAAACATGTAGTTCCTATGATCGAAAAAGGTGATGCATACACATGGTTTCATCATGGTTTATTGAACGTGTCCACAGGTGCACATGATATTGATCCTAACTTTACACAGCCAACATTTGAAGCACTGTATGAATCAATGCATGGTGTTGCCCCATCTGGTAATTTTTATGATGCATACAAACTTGTTAAGAGTTGGAGAGATGCTTTGCAAAAAGCATTTTGGGTCAATGCAGGCAATCCAAACAAAGATAAACTTGTTGATGCACTTAACAAAATGATTCAAGATCCAGAATCAGTTGCCGCAATTGAAAAGAAAGTGGGCAAGTATGAATGGAGAACAGGAGCGGAAGGAGATGCAGCTGTGGAAACACTTAAAGCATTCATTACTCCTGGAGCATTGCAAACCTTGGTAGATTTTGGCAAAAATCAACTCGGCTTTAATGCTGTATACAAAGAGGAACTAACACAATAGTGTACATTCTGTTCACAGGTGCCCCAGGGTCAAAGTGGAGTGGTGTTGCTGAAAGCATACACAAGTCTCCTGATATTGATCAATCTGATGGCACCAGTGAACGTTCTTACTTCAAGCAAACAGTCAAGCACACGGGTGCTTATTTTGATCCTGGCATGGAATTTGAAAATACACAAGAAAATTGGAACAAACCTTTTTCGGGTCGTGGAATAAGAATTATAAAATCACATACATTTGCACATCAACTTGACCTATTAAAAACATTGAAATATCCAATTGTGATGGTATACAGAAATGACGTTGAATGTTACAAATGGTGGAACGATGCAGGGGGGTTTAGTATCACATATCCAAGTTATGATTATTTCAAACCATTAGGCAACATGTGGAATCACATTCAAAAACAAAACAAAGATATTATGCAGTTCATTAAAGATAATCAATCAAAGGTTGTAAATGTTGTTGATTCACTACAATTATGCGAACTGCTAAAAATTAGTTTTCCTAAAAAATCATACAAAGATTACACATCCAATGATATAAAAGTATATGTCTATTTGTAATCAAAGTTTAGCGTAAACAAAATAAATGCGATCATTGTAATCATGTCTTAGATCAAGTATGGCAAGATCTAATTGTTTGGCTATCTGTGTGATTTGATACACATTCCATGGATAAAAATTGATGTATTTTGATTCTGGTGGTTCATGATCTAGTCCAGGATTTACTCTAAAAAACATCTTACCTCCAACAGCAAGTAAATTTTTACAAACTGTAAGTTCTTTCATAATCTTATCATGGGATCCGAAATTAATTGATCCTAAGCACAGTATAACATCGAATTTGTCTGTGGTTGTATAATCTTCAATTTTGATTTGTAAATCAGCATGACGATTGTAAGGATCCAAGCCAATAAGATTTTGTATTTTGCCTTTGAATTCGTTATAACCGCAACCAACATCTAATACACTTCTTGGATTGAGTGCATTTACTTCTTCGATCAGTCGAAGTCCACTAAATTTAAATTTTTTTAGTTTTGGCTGCCATATTTCAGAAAAATATTTGTGTAGTATAAGATCTTCAATATGCCATGTAAGTTGATCAATTTCCATGCCTGCTTGGTGTATTTCCATGCCAAATGTTGTTGACAGCAGTGTGTCAGAGCATGGCCAAATTTGTTTCAGTTTTTCATAAATTTTTATATTCATTCCACCATGTCAGTAAATGCATAAGAAGTAAATCCATTTTCTTTGGTCACTTTCAATACATTGTTTACCCTGCCTTGCAGTTCGTCTCTGTGTGATATGAGATAGATATTCTTTTTACGCTCTCTAGCAATCTGTTTGAGTATGCCGATGGCGTTTTCTACACCTGCTGTGTCCATGCCAGAGTCAACCAGTTCATCAATAAACATAGTGTTGATGTTGTGATACAGCATTTCCCACACATCTCTAAATGCCCAACACAAACTTAAAATAAGTCTGTTGCGTTCACCTCTTGATAGATTATCAAAGTCAAGATCTCTGCCCAACTCTGTGATCTCCACAGTCAAGTCAGACTGGAATTTGACTTCATGTGGCAACCCAGTCTTGTCCAAGTAAAATGCCAGTCTTGAATTTAAGTAAGTTAAATTTTGATCGATCACTCTCTTACGCACAAATGAATCTTTTGATGTCAGCAACTTGTACAAAAATTCTTGATGATCCTGCAGTTTGCGTAGGTTGTTCATTTTGTGATATGACAGTTCCTGCACAGCAGAAGTTTTAAGTTCGTCGATCTGTTCTTGATAAGGATCTTGTTCTTTGGTCTTTGTTTCTAGTTGTTCACCAAGATATTCCACAGTGTTTTCATGCTTATAAGCCTCCTGTGCTGTGTCGTAATAGGTTTCCGGCTGTTCTAGATCGCCTATTGTTTTGATCTTATCTGTGAGTGCTAATTCCTGTGAAACCAAGTCTTCTACATATTTTTCGAACTCTGTGCGATCAGTTTCCAACTTAGCAACCATTGATTGATGTTTGTCATCTTCCATGGTACCACCGCATGTTGGGCAAGTTTTGTTTTGTGTTTTGTCAATGGAATCAAGTATTTCTGTTAGCTGTTTGGTTGACTGTTTGATGGCAGTCTGCACAGTGGCCAGTTCACGCTCCCATGTGCGTTTCTTTTCAAAGTTTTCTCTGTAGGTTTCTAGTTTTTTGTGCCTTTCAATTTCATCTTTGATGTCCACTTTCATCAGTTCTTCAATTGACAGTGTGAGTTTGGCAATTTCATCTTTTTGCTGTGCCAGCCAGCCACGTTGGCGTGTTTGTAAGGCATCAATGGATGACTGTATTTTTTCGTTGTTGCGTTCAATTTCATCCAAGCGAATCTCTTCTTCTTTGATTACTTCTTTGGTTTCTTTTAATTCTTCTTTGAGCACTTCTGCTTTTTCACTCAACACAGTGATGCCCAGCAATTGTTCAATGATGTCTTTTTGTTCTCCTGCCCTCAGGCCAAAGAATGGCGGAGCATAAGTGTGCAGTGCCACAATGTTTTGAAACATGATGTGTGACATGCCTAGCAGTTTGGTGATGTCTTTTTGTGTTTCTCTGGAATCACCTTGTGCTTCGTCATCAGCATCTTCTTGACCATCCACATAAAACTTTATTATTGCAGGCTTTCTTCCACGTTCGATCTTGTATGTTTTGCCATCAATTTCAAACTCGCATGACACCACCATGCCACGTTCGTTGGTCTTGTTGACAAGATTGTCTCGTTTGATGTTTGTGAGGGCATCACCAAACAGTGCAAATGACAGTGCATTGAGTATGGTTGTTTTGCCAGTACCATTTCTTGATCCAGCATCATCACCACCCAAGTCAATGTTTTGCCCTAACACCAGCGTGAGGTCTTGTCCTTCAAAGTTTATGGCTTGAGTGACATTGCCCACTGACATAAAATTCTTCACTGTGAGTGTTTTAAATTTGATCATAAGTTTTTGTATATCTCCAACAACAAGTTTCTGTCATAGTGTTCTGAATCCACAGCCATCAACTGTGAATGCACAATCTCGTCAATGGATTCAAATGCTTGCGTCAAGTCTGTGGAATCATGTTGCGTGATGTCACGCTGTTGGATGAATGTCATTTCACGCAGTTTGTGTTGTCCCACAAATGTGTCTTTGATGAAATTGGATTCTTCATATGAAATTTCTGTGTCAATATCCACACGAACATATGCTCGCTTTTTGAGTATAGATGCGTTGTGCAGTATTTCACTTAATTTTAGTGTTTGATACACAGGCATTTCCAGCCAGTCATGATACTGAGGATCGCCACCATGCTCCAACACCATGTAGCCTCTTCTGAAGTCATTGGCATCTGAATAGTTGTGTGGAAATGCATTGCCTATGTAATGTATGTTGCCCTGCATTTGTCGTCTGTGGAAGTGTCCAGAAAACACATATCCGTGATGTGTGAGATCATTGCCTGCCAGTTCATTGGTATCAGGCATAGAAACCATTGCATTCATAAGGAAGTGTGGCAACTCAAAGTGACCGAACACGTACGGCTTTGCCGGCATGTCTTTGAGTTGCTTCCATTCCTCTGACACCAACCAGGGGATAAACGCACAATCCTCTGTGTAGTATGGTTCCAGAATTAGATTTAAATTTTTGATGTGTTTGGCAAACTCAATGGAGTTTACAGCACGTGAATCTTTGTAATACAAGTCATGATTGCCCACAATAAAATGATTTTGTTCAAATGCACCAGCAATCTTTTCTAAGTTTTTGAGTGAGTGTTGCAGTGTGGTGATGTTGATGGTGGCTCGTTGATGATGCCAATCACCAAGGAATATACAAGTTTCACAGTTTTGTTCCTGAGCGTGTTGAATGAACCAATCCACATAACGATCACAGTCTTCGTTGAACTGTCGTGAATTGCCTTTGTTGCCAAAGTGTATGTCAGCAAACACAGCCGCACGTTTAAAAGTTTGCATTGAGTTTTATTATAAGATAATTATTAGAATAATGCAATACGGATTTTATTCAAACACCATAATTAGATTTCCTGCTCATCAAGGTTATACATGCAATGAACATGGTTATCGCACACATGAATTTGATGATTGGGCAAATCATTGTTTGATGCTGGGGGAATCAAATGTGTTTGGCATTGATGTACCAGATCACAAAACAGTCAGTTGTCAATTGGAACAACAAGTTGATGAAAAAATTTACAATCTCGGCCAACCAGGATCTTCAGGTGAAGAGTGTGTGAGAATACTTTATTCTTTTGGTGAAACGCCAGCACCTAAAAAAGTTATAATGATATGGCCATATCTTTTGCGTAGAAACTATCAGGATCTAGAATCTATGGTAAGAGTCACAGGATCACACAATCCAGAATATACCAAGTATATCCTTAACAACACACCAGACATGGATGTGGCACATTTTTTACAACAAGTTTTTTTTGTTGAACAATGGTGCAATTGGAAAGGTTGTGAATGCCATCACTTTATGGTTGCTAGAGAAGATTGTGATTTGTTGAAAAGCAAAGGAAAGACCTTTGAAAAATTATTTTTGCATTCTTTTGAAAATCATGCTCGAGACATAGGTGACCAAGGCGGGCATTTTGGCACCGGTGCTCACCGTGCCTTTGCAAATTACATTAAATCTTCTTGCTTTTAGCGTCGATGTCACGCTCTTTGCGTTGCTGAATTTCCCATTCCATCTGTCTGGTGTGTGATGGTGTCATGCCGTTTTCTTGCAGGATGTCATCTCTCAGTGATTGATTTTTCTTTTCAACATTAAGAATACGAGTGAAAGAATTTGTGATGGCCGCTGTGTAATACGCAAATGGATTGTCTGATTTGGATTCATCAAACTGTAGTCCAATCTGCGACAGTTGCATCAGAGCCTGTCCCTGCATTTCATCATTGTAGGTGTAACCACGCCAGTTGCCTCTAGTGCCATATCTTTGTGTGAGCAGTAGAAACATCCTGGCCAACTTGTTGGTCATTTTGCCATGATCCACTGAGAATTTTCCATTTTCTAATCCATGTTTCCAGTGTGATTTGCCCACACAGATCAGTTCATCTTGATCGTTGTATCGCCAGTGTTGGAATGGAGGAAAATTGCATTTGGCCTTGGAGTCTGCAATGGTTTTGGGTTTGTTTTTCCTGTTGGAGTTGGGAATGTGATCAAAAGTCATGATTCTAAACACCACATCGTATTTGTCGAAACTTTGAGGTTTGACAGTTTCGCCTGTGCGTTTTGAAATGCGTTTTGCACGATCTCGCTTTGCCTGTGCCACAGTGCGGATGTTGATTTTATCCACAGATGGAAGGATTATGTCGTACTCTTTGTCTTCTTCAGATATAAAAGAGCAGTAAGTGGACTTTGACTTGTGTATTTCAGCCAACATGTCCTTGTTGTTAAGATAATTGACAGCCATGTATAGATTATAAACTATGTGCTTAATTTTTGCAATAAATATTTATGATGGCATCTTTTTCCAATTTTTTAAATCAAGGGTCAAATTTCCTCACAGGAGCGGCAGGATCTGTGGCCAACAGATTGGCCAAAGCTGGACTGCCAGTGGGAGGTATATTCAGTACAAACTCCAACAGCAATCTTCAATCCAATGTGGGAGCACCATCATCCACAGGCGATTGGTCAGTCAAAGTCACTGTGTCAGACACTGTGTACAATGACTTGATGGCAGATGCTCCTATTTTTCCTGAATCATTCAAAAAGTTCAAAGGCATTAGATTTCCTGTGACGCCTTTTATCAACATGTCGCATTCTGCGGCATATGATGCTCGCTCAGTGGTGCACAACAATTATCCATACTATGCTTACCAAAATTCACAGGTTGATCAGATGACCATTGCAGGTGCATTTCCTGTGCAGAATGAAAAGGATGGACTGAATTGGATAGCCACACTGCATTTTTTAAGAACAGTCACCAAGATGTATTATGGCGGAGGAACCAATCAAGGCAATCCACCACCAGTGTGCAGACTGAATGGATATGGAGATTTTGTGTACAAAGATGTTCCCATTGTGATCACAAACTTCACAGTTGAATTGAGAGAACAGGTTGACTACATTGGAGTGAATGTAGCAACAGGCGGAGATAAATTACCTAGACCAGGCACAGGAGCAACAGGCCCTGCCGGCAGGTATGCTAATGTGTATGGACCAAATCCTGCAGGCCAACAAGCCATAAGCGGTGATCCATTGACTGCTGTTGAAAGCTCAGGATCCGTAAACTATGTGCCAACAGATTCTTTGATATCAATCACTGTGGTGCCAGTGTACTCACGCAACAAAATTTCCACGCAATTTAATCTCAAAGATTTTGCTTCAGGCAAATTGACTAAAAACAAAGGATTCATCTAATGGCTCAGTATGCAAAAACATCACCATACTACACCACCAGGCAAGGCAATGAAACACTAGGATTTCTCAGCAAGCGACTGTTTGCATTTGACCCAGATGACATTTTATATGAAATAGATTCTTTCTATGACAACAGGCCTGATCTACTTGCCCATGATCTATACAATTCTTCAAAACTGTGGTGGGTGTTCATGCATCGCAACATGGACACAATCCAAGATCCAATCAATGATTTTGTGGCAGGCACTTCAATACGCATACCAAAAAAAACCACACTAGAAAAATATCTGGGCATCTAACCATGACAAACAGACTTAAAAATTTCCAGTCAACTGGCAACACCTTTTTGAATAAAAAAATTACCAGTGTGGATGACAAGGCATTTCTCAAAAGATCTGGTGACACAACAAAACCAGCTCCCAACAAATTAATTCTAGATGACATAGATGCTGTGCAAAAAAACAATGCATTGATCAATGTTGTGGGTGCACCACAAACAAATTTTGCACCTTTTGGCAATCAATTAGCATCCGAATCCAGCACCACTTCAAATGCACAACCATCTGAAACACCACCCAGATCAAATCCTTTGCATGACTTCGAACCAGTAAATTACATAATTTCTCTGAGTGCGTTGTCTGCTGACGCATTCAACTCAGGTGGCAACGGGCAAGAAATACTAATTGCTCGCAGTGGCGGCAAAGGCCCACAAGGCCAAGGAGTCTTAGGCAATGATTACTACATGGACAATCTAGTGATCCGCAACACAGTGTCGCCTACATCTGAAGGAAAATCAGGCACAGTGTTCAATGTGATGTTTGATATCACAGAACCATATGGCACATCTTTTGTGGATGCTCTGATCACAGCTGCACAAACGCTTGGATATGAAAATCATCTCAAAGCAGTGTTCAAGTTGAAAATTGAATTCAAAGGTGTTGATGACGAACAGAATCCATCAGGAGCACCCATCGACTTTTCTACAAGGATTGTTCCTATACACATTTATGCAGTAGAAATGCGTGTTGAAGCTGGAGTCACCACTTATCAAGTACAAGCAAGACCAGCCTCACAGTTAGCAACTACTGAATTGCATGGAGTCACACAAGAAACCATCACTGTGAAAGGCAACACAGTGGGCGAACTGTGTGAAGATTTTTTCAACAAGCACACTGACACCTTGAAAAAACTCCAACAGGAAAAAAGGATTGTTGACCCAGATGTGTACACGTTTAGCATTGACGAATCAGATGCTGACATTATTAACGCCAAGATTCCATACACTGTTAACTCATCATCAACCAATGTTTTTAATATTTCTAATGTTGAATCACCTTCAGGAAGATCACAAAAGTTGCGTGAAGTGACTGTGCCAGCTGATACACCCATGCAGGCTTTCATTGAAGCAGTGGTGAGAGAAAGCGAATTTTATCGCAATCAGTTTGATCAAAATGGTGAACCCAAAAGCAACAAAGAATTTTTAAAAGCCATCAGAACCATGACTAGACTTAAAATCGATACTACAAAACAAGGCGGCGGTGGTAATAGACCACAATACGAATTTATATGGGCAGTGAGAGGTTTCGAAGTCACTGCAAATTATTTCAAAAAGGAGGCCACTGACCTTGCTAGCAATGTAATTCCAGTAAGAAAGTATCAATATCTCTACACTGGTCAGAACAAGGACATTATCGATTTCAATGTGACCTACAAGTTTGCATTTTATCAAGCGATGAGTTATTTCAAACAAGGCGGCAAAGATGATGCATCAACCAGCACAAAATCTGGCAATGGTGTTGATGAGAACGCAGAAGAAGACACCACAGGAGCCAAAGGGGTAGGAACAACCCAAGTAACTACTGAGGCAGTAAGAACTGACAAAGATGGATTCATTGCTGATCTCAATACTGCGAATGGCGAAGTTGCAACTATTTTTGAACAGATAATTCAAGACCCTTCCGCTGATTTACTAGTAACCAACATGGAGATCATAGGTGATCCTGTTTGGATTGAACAAAAAAGTGTGTTGAATGAATCATATGCAGACTCTTTTGTGGAAGGATCTCCAAGTATTGATAGATTTGGTGCTGTGACTGGAGATGAATATGAAGTGTATGTGCAGGTTGATTTTAAAACACCCACCGATCTTGATGACGAAACAGGACTATTTAAAATTCAAGATGCGGCATTTTTTGAGGGCAAATACAAGGTGTTTATTTGCGAATCAAGATTTACTGGTGGCATGTTTACCAATGTGTTACAAATGGTGAGAATGCGTCATCAAGCCACAGACCGAGAGAGAGAAAATCTTGGTCAGACTGCCGGCACAGGTGAAGGCAATGGTTTAACTACAAATGCACAGGATGTTACAGGAGGTTATCTTGATGAACAAGGCGATTTCAGCGGCAGTGTGCAGGGCAACAACACATCTGACAATGTGAAACTTGATGGATTTGTTGTGTATGAAGACACCATTGGATTGTCATCGCCTAATATAATCATGGATTTTCCTAATGCTAAACGTGTCAATCCTAGGTTGCGTGGAAATAATTAATGGCAGAAAATAGATCAAAAAAATACACAGAACTTGAACAACAGATCAAACAAAATCCTGGTCCTTATGTTGGCTATGTGAAAAACCCCACTGATGTCAACAGGATGGGCAGACTGTTTGTGCATATTCCTGATCTGCATGGCAAATATGATGACAAAAATGCCAGTGCAACCACAGTGCCCTGTTCTTACTGTTCACCTTTTGCTGGCCAAACACCGCTGAGAGACACCTCTTCTGGAGACAGAGAATTTGCCAACACACAAAAGTCATATGGCTTTTGGATGATCCCGCCAGATGTAGACACCAAAGTACTTGTGCTGTTTGCAGACGGCAATCCCAATGATGCATATTGGATTGGATGTGTGTATGAAGATTTCATGAATCACATGACACCAGGCATTGGTGCCAGTGAACCTAGTAAGTTTGTGGGCAATGCAGAACAAAACACAAAATATTATGAAACAGAAGAATTAGTATCAGCACCTGTGGCAGAAGCACAGCGAAAAGCTGAATCTGAAAATGTTGCAAGGCTCAATCAAAAAGTCAGAGACGATGTGGCATTCACAGTGAGACCAGTGCATGCTCCACACACTGACACACTGATTGAACAGGGACTAGTGAAAGATGATGTGCGTGGCACCACAACCTCATCAGCAAGACGTGAAACACCATCTCAGGTGTTTGGTATATCCACACCTGGACC